GACGCGGCCGGGCTGACGGACTTCTACGGTCTGCAGGCGCTGGCCTGTCGCGCGATGCTCGAAGGAGGTGAGGCCATCGTGCGGCTGCGCTACCGCCGACCTGAAGACGGTTTGCCGGTGGCGCTGCAGATTCAGGTGCTGGAGGCCGAGCACCTTCCTGTCACGCTGAACACCACGGCAGACAACGGCAACGTTATTCGTGCCGGGATCGAGTTCGACCGCTTGGGTCGACGGGTGGCCTACCACCTCTATCGCTCGCATCCGGAAGACGGAATGCTGGCGCCGATGTCAAGCGATGGTGGACTGACTACGGTCCGCGTGGATGCATCCGAAGTGATGCATCTGTTTCGTCCGATGCGCCCTGGGCAGATCCGGGGCGAGCCGTGGCTCGCACGGGCGCTGGTCAAGCTCAACGAACTCGACCAGTACGACGATGCCGAACTGGTTCGCAAGAAGACCGCTGCGATGTTCGCTGGCTTCGTGACGCGGCTCGCGCCCGAAGACAGCCTCCTGGGTGAAGGCCTTGCCGACAGCAACGGTGTGGCGCTCGCGGGCCTTGAGCCCGGCACCATGCAGATCCTGGAGCCCGGGGAGGACATCAAGTTCTCTCAGCCCGCTGACGTTGGTGGTTCCTACTCCGAGTTCCTGCGCATGCAATTCCGCGCCGTGGCGGCGGCCATGGGCGTGACCTACGAGCAACTGACAGGGGATCTCACCCAGGTCAACTACTCGTCGATCCGGGCCGGACTGCTTGAGTTTCGCCGTCGAGTGGAGTCTTTGCAGCATGGCGTGATCGTCCACCAACTGTGCCGTCCCATCTGGCAAGCGTGGATGGCCCAAGCCGTTCTCGAAGGCGCGCTGGAATTGCCCGGCTTCGCACGTGGTGGGGTGGCCAAGCGCCGCGCCTACCAAGCCGTCAAGTGGATTCCCCAGGGCTGGCAGTGGGTCGATCCGCTGAAGGAAGCCGATGCGATGAAGGCCGCGATTCGCTCCGGTTTGATGAGTCGGTCAGAGGCGATCTCGGCCAACGGATACGACGCCGAGGACGTCGACCGGGAAATCGCGGCGGACAACGCGAGGGCTGACGGGCTCGGGCTCGTCTTCGACTCTGACCCGCGCCATGAACTGCCGACTCCGGTGGTTCCTACCGAACCGCCTCCCCAAGGGAATTGAGATGCAGCTACATCACTTGGCGTCCCGGTTGTACGGGACGCCGCTCCTCGTTGCGCGCTCGAAGCTGGACATCATCCTGTCCGTGCTGGGCGAGCGCATTCACTGGCCTGAGCCCCAGTCGGCACTACCGACCCCGGTCACCCGCAATCAGTCGGTCGCGCCCACCGGTATCGCCGTGGTCCCGGTCTACGGAACACTGGTACGTCGCTCGCTCGGCCTGGACGCGGCATCTGGACTGGCGTCGTACTCGGAGCTGGGTGCCATGCTCGATGCGGCCGCCGCCGATCCTGCCGTGTCCGGCATCTTGCTCGACATCGATTCACCAGGCGGTGAGGCAGGCGGCGTGTTCGAACTTGCTCAGCGAGTCCGCGCAGCCGATGCCGTCAAACCTGTCTGGGCAATCGCCTCCGACTCCGCGTACTCGGCGGCCTATGCCATCGCGTGTGCCGCATCTCGCGTCTACGTCACGCAGACCGGCGGCGTCGGTTCGATCGGTGTCATCGCCATGCACGTCGACCAGTCTGCGCGGGATGCTCAGGCGGGCTACCGCTACACGGCGATCACCGCCGGTGACCAGAAGAACGACTTTTCGCCACACCAGCCCCTCGACAAGGAAGCGTCCGCGCGTCTGCAAAGCGAGGTGGACCGTCTCTACGGGATCTTCATTGACCACGTCGCCGCGATGCGGGGACTGGAGCCGCGCTTTGTGCGGTCGACCCAGGCCGGCCTCTATTTCGGCCCCGACGCAGTAGCGGCAGGCCTGGCAGATGTCCTCGGTGGCTTTGATGCTGCCGTGAACGACTTCACCACGTTTCTCTCGGCTCGTCGTGTGCGGAACGCGGCGACCCACAGCCTGTCCGCTTCCGCAAATTCACCACCCAAGCCCCCCAGAAAGGAAGTTCACATGAACGCAGAAGACCCTGACACCGGCACCGATCCCGCAAACCCGAATCCGTCGGTTGCACCTGATGCGCCGCCAGCCGCACCGGAGGCTGAAAAGGACTCTGACGTCGGGTTGGAGGACGCGGTGAACGCGGCAACCAAGGCGGCCCGCGCTGATGCGGTCGCGATCGCCGAGCTTTGCCAACTGGCGGGCCAGCCGCAGCGCACAGCGGCCTTCCTCGCCGAAGGCGCCAGTGAAGGACAGGTGCGTCGGTCACTGTTGGCATCCCGTGCCGACAGCCCGGAAATCTCTTCGGTGATCCACCCGGACGCAGCTGCCAAGGCGGCATCGGCCGATCAGAACCCCCTCATCAAAGCCGTCAAGAAACTCACTGGAAAGGACTGACCCATGCCTGCTCTGAACGAACCCCTCAATCTCGGCGACCTCCTCAAGTACGAAGAGGATTGCCTCAACTACTCGCGTGACCAGGTCACGGTGGCATCAGGTCAGAACTTGGAGCTCGGCGCTGTGGTGGGCCGCGTCGTGGCGACCGCCAAGGTCAAGCGCTTCGATCCCGCCGCAGCCGATGGCACCGAGCACCCCGCAGGCATTTTGCTGGGCGCATGCAATGCCTCGCTGATCGAACGCGACGACGCTGTCCTGCTCGCGCGTCACGCCGTCGTCGCAAGGCATGCCGTCGTCTGGCCGACCGGCATCACCGCCGAGCAGAAGACTGCTGCCACTGCAGCACTCGAAGCGCGCGGCATCCTCATCCGCCAATCCGCCTGATCGATCTACCAAAGGAACTTGTCCATGAACAATCCGTTCAACACCCCGGCCTTCGCGATGGCGGCGCTGACGTCCGCCATCAACATCATTCCCAATCGCTACGGTCGCATGGAGGCGCTGAACCTCTTTCCGATCAAACCGGTGCGCACCCGCCAGGTGATCGTCGAAGAGCAGAACGGCGTGCTCAATCTGCTGCCCACGATGCCGCCCGGTGCCCCGGGCACCGTCGGCACCCGTGGCAAGCGCAAGGTGCGCTCCTTCGTGATCCCGCACATCCCGCATGACGATGTGGTGTTGCCCGAGGAAGTCCAGGGCATTCGGTCGTTCGGCTCTGAAACCGAGATGGAGTCGGTCGCGGGCGTCATGGCACGTCACCTGGAGACCATGCGCAACAAGCACGCCATCACGCTGGAGCACCTTCGCATGGGCGCTTTGAAGGGCGTGATCCTCGACGCCGATGGCTCGGTGATCTACGACCTCTACGACGAGTTCGACATCACCCCGGCTGCGGTGAGCTTCGATCTGGCCAATGCCAGCGCGAACGTCAAGAAGAAGTGCGCCGACGTTTTGCGCCACCTGGAGGACAACCTCAAGGGCGAGTTCATGACCGGCATCCACTGCCTGTGCTCGCCGGAGTTCTACGACGCGCTGACTGATCACCCCAAGGTCAAGGAGTCGTTTGCATACTGGCAGCAAGGCGCGGTACTGATCAACGACATGCGCGCAGGCTTCACCTTCGGCGGCGTCACCTTCGAGGAATATCGTGGTCAGGCAACGGACGCCAATGGCACGTCGCGTCGCTTCATCGCGGCTGGCGAAGCCCACGCCTTTCCCCTCGGCACGGTGGACACCTTCGGCACCTATTTCGCGCCGGCCGACTTCAACGAGACAGCCAACACGCTGGGCCAGGCGCTCTATGCCAAGCAGGAGCCGCGCAAGTTCGATCGCGGTACCGACCTGCATACGCAGTCCAACCCGCTGCCGATGTGTCACCGCCCGGGGGTGCTGGTCAAGCTGACTGTGAGCTGATCGATGGCCTTCGTCGAGCTCCTGTATGAGGCGGCGGCGCGTGCGGGCCTGCTGGTGAGTGCCGAGGTGGCTGGTCGAACGGTTTCGGTTGGATTCCTGTGCCTTGACGAAAACCTGCTCGACGGGTTGGTTCGTTCGGCGGCCTACACGATCACCTACCCGCTGTCGCAGCTCCCCGACCTGGATGCCGGGGACACCCTTGCCATCGCAGGCCAGACCTACCAGGTGCGTGATGTGCGCGCCATCGGCGACGGGACCGAGCGTCGCGCCGATCTCACTCGTCTGTAGGAAGCACCGATGAACTCGATCCGCGAGCGGATTCTGCTGGCGGTGATGGCGGCTGCCCGGCCTGCAGCCGAAGGGCTTGGGGCCACGCTGCACCGTTCCCCCACGGTGGCCATCAGTCGCGAGCAATGCCCGGCGTTGGCGGTGTTTCCTGAGTCGGAGTCCATCACCGAACGCGCCAACGACCGCGTCACGCGCGAACTCACTCTTCGCGTCGTCGCACTGGCCCGGGCCGTTCCACCGGCATCTCCAGAAGCCGATGCCGACCGCCTGCTTACCGCCGTCCACGCCGCCTTGATGGCGGACGGGAATCTCGGTGGCTTGGCGCTCGGCATCCGGGAGCAGGAATGCGAGTGGGAAGTCGAGGACGCCGATGCGGTGGCCGTGGCGCTCCCTGCGCGCTATCGCATCACGTACCGGACTCTTGCCAATGACCTTTCAACCCTTGGATGACACCTATGACCCACCTCGTTTTGACGCGCCCGCACACCCACGCGGGCAAGGTGTATGGCGTCGGTGACCGTGTCGAGATCGATGCGACTTCCGCCGACTGGCTGATCGCGCACGGTATCGCCACCCTGGAGCCAACCGCCCCCGTTTCTGAACTCGAACCCAAACCTCTCCAACGCAAGGAACCCAAGCAATGAGCACCTATGCCAGTTTTCAAGGCCGCGTCTTTCTCGGCAAGCGCGACATCGACGGCCTTCCCATCGAAGTGCGCTCGCCCGGCAACGTCGCCGAGCTGAAGCTCTCCCTCAAGACCGACGTGCTGGAGCACTACGAGAGCCAGACCGGCCAGCGATCCTTGGATCACCGGATGGTCAAGCAGAAGTCCGCTACCGTGAACCTCACCATCGAGGAGTTCACCAAGGAGAACCTGGCGCTGGCCCTCTACGGCAACCACGTCGTCGGCACGCCGGGCACGGTCACGGCCGAACCTGTGGGTGGTGCCACGCCGATTGCTGGCGACCGCTACTTCCTGGCCCACCCGAAGGTGTCGACCCTGGTCGTGGTGGATTCGGCTGGCACGCCTGCGACCCTAGTCTTGGGCACCAACTACACCGCCGACCTGGACTTCGGTGCCCTCCAGTTTCTGGATACCACCGGCTTCACCGCGCCGTTCAAGGCCAGCTATGCCTACGGCGTGGCCACCGAAATCGGCATCTTCACGCAGGCACTGCCGGAACGATTCCTGCGACTCGAAGGCATCAACACGGCGCAGGGCAATGCCAAGGTGCTGGTCGAGCTCTACCGCGTCGCTTTCGATCCGCTGAAGGAAATCTCCTTCATCTCAGACGAGTACAACAAGTTCGAACTGGAAGGCTCGTTGCTGGCCGACACCACCAAGCCCTTCGATGCGGTGCTGGGCCAGTTCGGCCGCATCGTGCAGCTTTGATCGGGGTGCGCCATGAGTGATCTGGAAACCCTGATTCCGCAAAGCATCGAACTGGTCATCGACGGTGAGCCGTTGGCTATCAAGCCGCTGAAGGTCGGGCAGATGCCCGGCTTTTTGCGGGCGATCTCGCCGGTGATGCAGCAACTCACCACCACGGACATCGATTGGCTGGCGCTGTTTGGTGAACGCGGCGACGACTTGCTATCGGCCATCGCCATCGCCGTCGGCAAGCCTCGCGCGTGGGTCGATGAGCTGGCCGCTGACGAAGCGATCCTGCTGGCGGCCAAGGTGATCGAGGTGAACGCGGATTTTTTTACCCGGACGGTGATCCCGAAACTCGACGGTCTGTTCACCCAAGTGAAGCTGCCGCCCGGGGTGAAGTCGGCAAGGGCGGTGGCGGGTGGTTCGACGCCGTTCAGCACCTGATCGAGCACGGCCACCGCCTGCCCGACATCCTCGACTACACCTTGGCGCAGGTGCGCGGTTTCGTCGCAGCGACCGCGCGCACCGATGCGGCCCGAGATGCACGGCTGCTGTCGGTGATTGCCATTGGCACGCGCGGCGATGCCCGCCACCTCGATCAGACCCTCGACCGCCTCACCGACAAGGCCAACCTTCGTGACTGACCGCTGTGCGCATTTCCGTCCAGATCGATAGCGCCGCCGCCCAGGCGCAACTGCGCCGCTGGGGCGGCGAGTTCCGCGACAAGGTCAAGAAGGCGGTCGCACGCGCCATCGCCAGTGAGGCGGTCGAACTCAAGCAGGACGTGCGCAGCCACGTCGCCAGTCAGATGGCGGTGATCAAGAAGTCCTTCCTCAAGGGCTTCACCGCCAAGGTGCTGGCCAAAGACCCGAACCGGCTGCCTGCGCTTTACGTCGGTTCGCGCATTCCGTGGTCGGGGATGCACGAGACCGGTGGGCAGATCGCTGGCCGGATGCTGATTCCACTGAACGGCCGGGTGGGTCGCAAGCGATTCAAGGCGCAGGTGGCCGAGCTGATGCGCGGCGGAAATGCCTATTTCATCAAGAACGCAAAGGGGAACATCGTCCTGATGGCCGAGAACATCAAAGAGCACGACCGGCCACTGGCGGGCTTCAAGCGCCGTTACCGCAAGGCTGAGGGCATCAAGCGCATCAAGCGCGGTGCAGACGTGCCCATCGCCGTCCTGGTGCCCAAGGTCACGCTCAAGAAGCGCATCGATATCGAGCGTCTGGTTGCGGGTCGCATCCCGCGTCTGGCGGCCGAGGTCGAGCGCCAGATCAGCACGGTGGACTGACTCATGGCCAAACGAATTTCCATCCTCGTCGCGCTCGAAGGGGCTGACGACGGACTCAAACGCGCCATCACGTCCGCCGAACGCAGTCTCGGCGAGCTGTCGACCACCGCCAAGACCGCCGGGGCGAAGGCCGCCGCCGGAATGGCCGAGGTCAAGGCCGGGATGTCGGCGTTCGGTGATCAGGTGGCGACGGCCAAAACGCAGCTCCTGGCCTTCTTGTCGATCAACTGGGCTGCTGGCAAGGTGCTGGAGATCGTCCAGATCGCCGACGCCTGGAACATGATGTCCGCGCGTCTGAAGCTGGCGACGGCGGGTCAGCGTGAGTTCACCACCGCCCAAGCGGCCCTGTTCGATATCGCCCAGCGCATCGGCGTGCCGATTCAGGAAACGGCCACCCTGTACGGCAAGCTCCAGCAGGCCGTGCGGATGCTGGGTGGCGAGCAGAAGGACGCGCTGACGATCACCGAGAGCATCTCGCAGGC